CGTTTCCTTGTTGATAGTGGATGAGGCAGCTTTCATTGAACAAATTGGAGAAATATGGGCATCAGCACAACAAACATTAGCTACAGGTGGTGGAGCAATTGTACTTTCAACACCTTATGGAACTGGAAACTGGTTCCATAAAACATGGGTTTCAGCAGAAAATGCTGAAAATGATTTCTTACCAATTAAATTACCTTGGTACGTTCACCCTGAACGAGATGAAAATTGGAGAAAACGTCAAGATGAATTACTAGGAGATCCTAGATTAGCATCACAGGAGTGTGATTGTGATTTTAGTACATCTGGAGATGTAGTATTCCATTCAGAATGGATTGAATTTTTATCTCAAACAACAATAAAAGATCCTCTTGAAAGGAGAGGCGCTGACCAAAACTTTTGGGTATGGGAACCAGCAGACTATACAAGAGATTATATGGTAGTAGCTGACGTAGCTAGAGGTGATGGTAAAGATTTTTCAACTTGTCATGTTATTGATATTGCTACTAACGTACAAGTTGCTGAATATAGAGGACAATTACCTACTAAAGAATTTGGATATTTCCTAGTAGGTGTGGCCACAGAATATAATCAAGCATTATTAGTAATTGAAAACGCCTCTATTGGATGGGCCACTATTGATGCTGTAATTGAAAGAGGTTATCGTAATTTATATCAATCACCTAAATCAGACCAACTCACAGCAGAATCGTATTTAAAGACATATGAGGGTTCATCCGATATGACCCCTGGATTCACTATGTCAATGCGTACTAGACCGTTAATTGTGAATAAATTCCGCGAATTTGTTGGTGACCGTTCTGTAACTATTCGTTCAAGACGATTACTTGAGGAAATGAAGGTATTTGTATGGAAAAACGGTAGACCAGAAGCACAAATTGGTTATAATGATGATTTAGTTATGCCATTTGGTATTGCTATGTTTTTAAGAGACACGTCATTAAAATTCCAACAACAAGCTCATGATATGACTCGCGCTACACTAGGCAATATGAGTAAAACTTCGTATATTGGCGCTTATAATCCAAACCAAGTAAAAAATCCATATTCCCTCCAAACAGATAAGGGAATGGAGGACATTAGTTGGATTTTGTAAATATTTATAGTATATAATAAAACATAAAAATGGCAGATAGAAGTTTATTCACCCGATTACAACGACTGTTTTCAACAGACGTAATCATCCGTAATCAGGGTGGCAGCGAATTAAAAGTAATGGACGTTGACTCAATTCAACGCTCAGGCGATATAGCAACAAACTCTCTAGTAGATAGATACAATCGTTTATATTCTCCAGCAGCATCATCTTTATTAGGAGCTCAATTAAATATAAACTGGCAGTACTTACGTACTATGGTTTATTCAGACTATGATAACATGGATTATGATGCTATTGTTGCTTCTGCTCTTGATATTGTTGCCGATGAATCTACTCTTAAAAATGATATGGGTGAAGTGCTTCATATTAAAAGTAGTAACGAGGATGTTCAACAAATTCTTTATAACTTATTTTATGATGTATTAAATATTGAATTTAATTTATGGTCTTGGATTCGCCAAATGTGTAAATATGGTGACTTTTTCCTTAAAATGGAAATTGCTGAAAAATATGGTGTTTATAATGTTATCCCATACACAGCATATCACATTGAAAGACAAGAAAATTATGACCATGAACATCCAAATGCTGTAAGATTTAGATATTCCCCAGAAGGTATTTATGCTGGTGGTTCAGGTTACTATGGTACTCCTACTTTAGGTTCTTATCAAGATAACCAACCAGGTATTTATTTTGATAACTATGAAATGGCCCACTTTAGATTGTTAACAGATGTTAACTATTTACCTTATGGTCGTTCATACTTGGAACCAGCTCGTCGTATTTTTAAACAGTATGTGTTAATGGAAGATGCTATGTTGATTCATAGAATTTCACGTAGCCCTGATCGTCGTATATTCTACATTAACGTTGGTTCTATTCCTCCAAACGAGGTAGAAAATTTCATGCAGAAAACTATTTCTACTATGAAGCGTACTCCATTAATGGATAACCAAACAGGTGAGTACAACTTAAAATACAACATGCAAAACTTATTGGAAGATTTTTATATTCCAATGAGAGGTAATGATACTACTACTAAAATTGAAACCGCTCCTGGTTTACAGTATGATGGTATTCAAGACGTTACTTACTTACGTGATAAATTATTTGCCGCTCTTAAAGTACCTAAAGCATTTATGGGTTACGATAAGGATTTAAGTGGTAAAGCAACATTAGCAGCAGAAGATATTAGATTTGCTCGTACAATTGATCGTATTCAGCGTATTACCTTATCTGAATTATATAAAATTGCTTTAGTACACTTATATTCTCAAGGTTATACAGGTGAGGAATTAACTAACTTTGAGTTAGATTTAACCACACCTTCAATTATATATGATCAGGAAAAAATTGCATTATTAACTCAAAAGGTAGATTTGGCTCAAAAGATTATGGAAGCTAAATTATTACCTACTGATTGGATTTATGATAATGTATTCCACTTTAGCCAAGATGAGTACGATGAATACAGAGACTTGTTAGCCGAAGACCAAAAACGTGCTTTCCGTTATAATCAGATTGCTGAAGAAGGAAACGATCCTAAAATGACAGGTAAATCTTATGGAACACCACACGATTTAGCTTCATTATATGGTAAAGGAAGAATGTACGACCAACCAGAAAATGTACCTGTAGGATATGGTAGTGATTTAGAATTAGGACGTCCTGAAGAAAACCCAACAGATCGTAATACACAAGATGATAATTTTGGTAAAGATAGATTAGGTGCTAAAGGAATGAAAAATGACGATAACGAATCAGATAGTATTAATCCTAAACCTAAAGGCGGTTCTCCATTATCATTAGAGGCAAAACAAGTTTATCTAAAGAACAGAACCTTAATTGAAAGTTTAGGTAAAAGAATAACGGCCGAAATTTCAACAGTAGGAGATTCATTATTAGATGAAAGTAAGTTAAAGGAATAAGAATCTTTATATATTTATAACAAAACCTTTGGGGAATGAACATTAAACATTCTAAGTATAAAAATACGGGAATCCTTTTCGAACTTTTGGTGAGACAAATTACCGCAGACACTCTGTCGGGAAAAGATTCGAAAGCAACTAATATATTAAAAAAATATTTTGTAAAAACTGAGTTAGGTAGAGAGTATAAATTATACGAAACTATAACAAAACACAAAAATCTAACAGAAGGTAAAGCAGAGGTTGTAATTAATTCCGTTATTGAATCTTCTAAAAACTTAAATAGAGGAGCATTAAAAAGACAAAAATATAATTTAATTCAAGAAATTTCTAAGCATTATAATTTAGAGGAATTTTTTGCTACTAAATTACCTAATTATAAGTCTTATGCTGCATTATATACGTTAGTAGAAATATATAATAGCGAATTATTATCTACACCTGACCAAATTATTTCTAACAAAATTGCTATTTTAGAAAACTTAACTACAAAACAAGTTGATAAGAAAAAGGTTGAGGATGATTTATTAATTGAGTTTCAATCATACGATAAAGACTTACGTATTCTAACATACAGAGTATTATTAGAAAAATTTAATGGCAAATATGCCTCATTAAATGATAATCAAAAATCAGTATTAAAAGAATTTATTAATTCAGTTGATTCAACTCCTAAATTAAGAGAATTTTATAATACCAAAATTACAGAAATTAAAGCTACTTTAACTAAACAAGTTAAAAAAGTAACTGATAAAGCCATTCAAATCAAATTGAATGAAGTTAACAATATGTTAACTCCTTTAGGCAAAACAGCTAATGTAGGTAACGATGATTTAGTTAATTTATTACAATATTACGAATTATTGGAGGAACTTACTAAGGTAAATGGCTAAATATAAGTATAAAATAGCGGAGGTAAAAGAAACCTTTAGTGCTACAGAAGTAGATCCTGCGTTAATACAACGTATTGAGAAAACTTATGGTCCTGTAGACATGAAAAATGATTTTTTTTCTTCTGATTTAAAAACTTATTTTAAAACCAAATCAGTAGATCCTGAAACAGGTTCTGTTGATAGTCAAGTTATTAAATTAGCTAGTTTTACAGA